CGGATCACTGTCAGTCGTCCACTCTCGGCTCCAGTTTTCGTTTGAAACGCGTAAAGCTCATCTTGCGGTACGGGTTCCGCTTGCTGGACTGGAGTGGCCGACGTGGCACATCCTGCTAGCAATGCCAGCGCCACGGTACCGATCAAAATTCGCATGTGATCCCTCCCTGAAAAGTCGGAAATGTACCATCACTTGGCCTCTCGGTGGCGCAATACAAGGCGAGTTCGGTCGAGCCAGGGCCCGCCGAACACGATGATTTCTGATGGCCTGCCGAGCAGGTGGTGCAGCAAGAACGGTCCTGGGCCGAAGACTTGGGCATGCTCCTCCGGCAACTGCGCGTCGGCGCCCAGGTAAATGCCGGCATGATTTGGATGGGCCGTGCGCCCGACGGCCATGACGATCATGTCGCCGCGCTGGGGCTGGCTGACCTGGTAGAAGCCAGCAGCTTCATAGGCCTGCTCGTAAAGGCTAGGACCGTCTGCCTGCTCCCACCATCCCTCCTCTCTGGCGTAAGCCGGGAACTCCAGTCCCCACTCGCGCTTGTACCAGTCCGCGCAAACCTGCCAGCAGTCCCAGGCGCCGTGCACGAAAGGTCGGCCCAGCAGCGCTGTGTGACCGGTTGGCGTGGTAGTGCGAAGATCGCCCTCCGGCCACGACAGGATGTACCAGGGCAACCCTGTCGCCTCACACATGGCGAGATCGCGGGACGAAGGCCTGCTGGTGGCGTCCGGATGCGAGTGCACGATACCGATCACCTGGCCCTGGTCCTCGGCTGCCGCATACTGCTCCGGTGAGATGCGGAACTCCTCCGCCGGATCGGTCGCGGTATTGTCGCACGGTATGTACCGCTGGGAGCGGCCCACGGCAATGATCAGGCCGCAGCACTCGCGCGGGTATTCCGCCGCAGCGTGCGCTTGCACGGCGGAGAGGATGTGTTTGCGCATGGTCAGCTCCGTGCGATCAGGGAAACGGCCGGGAAGCCGCCGAATGGCAACTGGTTGCCCTGGCCAAAGCGAACTGTGCAGCCTGAGTCCAGACAGCCATTGCACTGGTCCTTGGCCGGGTCGTCCGTGGCTTTTCCATCGAGGTCGAAGTAGGGGCCGGTGTATCCGCAGTTCGGGCCACGGTAGCCGGCGGTCATAGCCCAGTGGCAGAGCTGCGTCATTTGCCGACCAATCGTTTCCCCGCCAACATCGCCGGGGCTTGCCAGCTCCCAGGCCACCGTCTTGCCGTTCTCCGAAACCTTCTGGTCGACATACCAGATCTCGATGGCCTCCTCGGCGGGATCTGCTTCGGCGTTGCCTTCCGGAAAATTCACCGCATCCAAGTACCTGGCCATGGTGTGACGCATGGTCAGCTTGAACTCGAGCAGGTTGTCGAAGGCCAGGCACAGCGCCGTGATCCTGCCATTGACGTTGCCAACGCTCAGCGTGGGCCGCACTGCTGTGCCGTCAGAGTTCGCTTCGATGCCCTCAACATGCATCGGCCACGCGCCATACTCGTTGCCTTGCCACCAGATCGACTTCGCGGGTAATTGATCGGCGTCGACGCCGGCAGCTGCCAGCTCCTCAGGGGTGTGCGGTATTGCATGCCCGTGGAACCGCAGTACATCGGCGCCAAAGTCTGAGCCATCCAGCTCAAACAGCAGTACCTCGCTGCCAGGCTCCAGGCTCTGGAGATCCTTGATCAGTGACATGGTCAGTCCTTACGGGTGGAAGGCGCGCTCGAAGGTAGCGGTGACTTTGAATCGGCCACCCCCAACTGGCGTAGGCTTAGGGTCAGCGCAGGTAAAGAGCCCCAGATCACCGAGCGGCGTAGACCACAAGAAAGCCTTGGCACCACCGTGCCGGTCGAAGAACTCCATGACCTTGCGGACCTGGGCTTTCGTACCGGTAACAGTGATTGGGTAGCTGTCTTCCTTGTTGTTCGGTCCGTCGCCTACCACCTGACGGTAGCCACCGCCAAACTTGGACTCACGGACACGATAGGTAACGTCCGGCGTTTCACCGCGCTCGGTGAGCCAGCGAAAGGTTTCAATCGCCATAGTGATCTCGGTAGGATGTCGATCTAAACCGACAATGAGGCACGATATGCAGCTCTCCGTTATGACAATTGGCATCTATGACGACGCACAAGAACCTGGAAAGCAGCGTGTCTACGGGCAAGTTACTGCGAATTTTGAACTGGAAGGGTTGACCGGCGGGGTCGGGGGCGACGTCAACTTCGAGCTCGCTGGTGCGCGAGATCTGACCTATGGCGAGCTTGAGCAAATCATCCTTGAAAAAGCCCGCGCTGCCTTTCGATAGGCGCTAGCGTCGCTGCATGGTCCTACCAATGGCTCCGTCAGGGCGTAGGTCCATGCTCAACAGTTTGCGATACTTCGCCTCAACGAAAGCACCTATCTCCTTGCCGAACTGATCCATCATTGGCGTCGTCGAGTCGACTTGAGTGGAGCCGTCGCTGTTGATGGTGATTGATACGTTGACCGCTGTCGCTCCTCCACCTCCGCTGCTTCCCGACATCAGTGCAGTCGTCGAAGATCCAAGCGGCGTAATGCTGCCACCCTCGTTACCCATCATCAGGTAGGTTTTTCCGCCTTGACTAAGCAGTTCAGGCCCCAGTTCGTTCACCTGATAGAGCGAGTTCGCGGCCACTGGACCGCCTGCAGCCCTCTGCCCTGAGACGAAGCTGTCCATAATCTCGGAGCTGTAGCCGGCCTGGGTCGACCCTGCTGAGGTGGTTCCACCACCGAAATAAGCCGAGGCAGCTGTGGCACCCCAGCTCACTACGCTACTGAGCAAGCCTGAAGCGGCGCGCTGGGTCTCGATGCGGACCATGTCGGCCAGGATCGACTTGGTGAAGTCAGCGAACGAAAACTTGCCGGTCATGGCAAAGTTTACGACCGCGTCCTCCATTGATGTGAAGGCGTTCGTGAACATGGATTTCGTTTGCCCAGCAACGTCCCGCGCTTGCTCCAGGTAATTCTGAAAGGCCGACGACGCCCCGTTGCGCCAATCGCCCTGAGCCACCGAAATTTTGTCGTAGTTGTCCACGACCGTATCTCGGTACCCGTCCTCGGCTTTGCTCAGGATGACCAGGTCGCGCTCATAGTCGTTCTGACTGTACTTGTCGGGCGCAGTGCGTCTGCGATCCAGGAGTTTTGCACGCTCATCGTTGAATCGATCGGTTACACCATCAAGATCGCGCTGCAGGCCCTGCTGACGATCACCAAGGCCGAGATTGTTCGCGGCCCTCGTCCCGGAAGTGGAGAGCGCAGCTCGCTGCCGCTCCAGCTGATCGACATAGGCTTGGGTGGCTGCGGTCTGCTTTGCCAGGCGCCCTTGCTCATTGGTAGCCAGCACCGAAAGCTCGGTGTCGGCGTCCTTCTGGGCCTTGACCATGGCGGCCCGGGCGTCGGCGATCTTCTGGTCCAGCTGGATACGCTGCTGCGCGCTTGTGCTGCCGCGCCCTTTGGCTTCCTCCAAGGCTTTGATTTCGGCCTCATAGGCGTTTGTGACCTCGACCTTCTGCTGCTCAATGATCGCGGCGCGCTGGGCTGCATACGACTCCTGCGAGATCAGACCGGCCTTCTGCGCGGCGTCCAGCTCCTTCTGGTGGTTCTTGTACTCAGCCAGGATGGCAGCCAGGGCGTTCTTCTGGTCGTTGAAGCCGGAAAGGTCGACGGGCGTGGTGCGCCCGCCGGTGTCCTTGAACTGCTTGGCGATGTCAGCCTGCACCCGAGCGATGTTCTCGGGCTTCAGCCGCTCATCATCCGGGTTGACCTTGCGGATCGCTTCGAGAGATTTGGTGTACTCCTTCAGCGCGTCCGCCCGCTTTTCTGCGTTGGTCCTGGCTGACTTCTCCAAAGCGTCGATCTTACCGATCGCCACAATTGCCGCCTGCTGCCGCTGGGCGTCGAGTTCCTGTGCCCTCGCGATGGCTTGCTGCGTGTCTCGCTGCTGGATGAGTGCTTTGAGCTCAAGGTTTGCGTCCGTCAGCTTCTTCTGTGCTGCGGTGTCGTCAGGATCACCATTCACCGCACTCTGCGCCGCTGCCAGTCGCTGCTGCGTCTCGACGATACGGCTCGCTATATCCTGGTCACGGCCGATGTTCTTGACCGAGTCGACTGTTGCAGCGACCTCGCCACGTAGCGCCTTCCAGCCACGCTCCCAGATTGAGAGGTTCTCGGTGACCTCCTTGCTGCGGTTCTTGATGGTGTCGACGTAGGTATCCGTGAGCAGCTTGGCGGCCCCTATGGAGTCGCCCTGCTCCTTCAACGCAACGATCTGCGAGTAGGTCGCAGCGGTGAGGAAATTGTACTGCTCGTTGAGGTCCTTGGCCGCCGTCACCGGGTCTTTGCCGATCTTCACGAACTCAGCGACTGTGTCCTCGACGGCCTTGCCGGTCGCGGTACGCCACTCCAGGGCTGCCTCGGTGATCTCGACGAAGCTGGCAGAGGCTACCTTACCGCTGCTGGCCAACTCGGTGAGCACCTCTGCTGCAGCGCCAGTCGTGCCGACAGTGGCTGCTACCTCACGGGCCATGCCGGAAAGTCGGTCCGATGTGGTGCCGACGGCGTTGCCGGTAGTGATCAGTGCCTTCTCGAACCTGACCGCCTCTTCGCTGCCCGAGTAATAGGCATAGCCGAGTACCCCTACCGCTGCTGCTGCGACAGTGAAGGGGTTAACCAAGCCCATGACGTAGCCGCCCAAGGCCTGGACGGCAGGACCTATCCCACCGAACATGTCCTTCAGCTGGCCGCCCTGCTGGAGCAACACGGTCAGCGGCGCCTGGCCGCCTTGTAGGGATACCACGATGTCGGTGAACTGCGCAGGAACGTTGCGCAAAGCCGCAGCCGTAGCTTTGGCCGTCATGCCCGTCTTGTTCAGCGCTGCATCCGCGCCGCCCAGCGCCGCACGAGCCTGGTCGATCTTGGTCTGGTACTCGCCGAATGTCTCGGCATCGAGCGCGCCACTGGCACGGAAGCCCTTCAGCTTCTGTTCCATCTGATCCAGCCGGCCCATCGCTGCGACGGTTGGATCTATCTTGCCCAGCAGCTCCTCGATTGCCTGGCCTTCCTCCCGGTGCGCGCCGGCCGCCCTCTGCGCGGATTGCGCCAAACGCTCCTCAGTCGCGAGCAGGGCCTGAGCCCGACTATTGATCGCGGCCTGGCGGCTGGCACGGTCCGACAGCACGGCGTTCGCCTGTGAGGTGACTTCGGCGCTCTGTTCGGTCGCCCGGTTCAGCGACTGGACGTACTGACTTGCCTCAAGCGAGGCCTTGGCCACGGCCAGAATTCTGGCTTGCTGCTCGTCAGCAGATTCGGCAGCGCGCCGGCCGGCCTGGGCACCAACATCCGTGGCACTGGTAAGCGCCTCCTGCACCTTGCCCGCCTGTGCGGCCTCGGTCCGAAAAGCCCCCATGTTCGCCGCTGCACTGCTGAAGGCCGTGGATGCGCTGGTAACGGCTCGCCCCACAGTCGCCATTTGCTGCGCCAGCTCTGCCTGCTTGGCGTTGAGCGCCTGCAGCTCCTGCACGATCTGCCGGGTATCACCCTGCAGGCTGCCCAGGGCAGCCTCCCAGGCCCGGCCCGTTCGACCAGCCGACTCTTCGCTGCGCTTGCCGGCATCCGCCAGCTGGTCGAGATTGTCCTTGGCCTCAACGGCATCACCGGAGTCGATCTGAAGACCGAGAGAGGCAATGGTGGTCATGATCTACTCCATGGATTCGGCCATGACGGCCAAGGCCTCGACCTCCATGACGCGGAGATCGGGGAAAATTTCGGTGAGGCAACCACGCTTGATGCCAAGCATTGCTGCCGTCGAGGAGATGGCGGTGTAGTCCAGCCCTGACGGCCCGCCCGGCCCCACCCTCCACTGGGTGCCCATAGCATCGAACAGGCGGAAGGCAGGCCACGCATCCGGCCAGACCTCCACCTCTTCTTCATCGATGTCTTCTGGGGTCAGTCCCAAGACCGTAAGTTGGTCGGCGGTAGGGCCCCGCTCGTAGCAGGCCCGGGCCGCCGCCCTCAGTTTCCCAAGCGGGCCGGGCTGTAGGCAGCCTGGAAGGCATCGATAACCGCCTTCGGTGCACCGGTGCAGGTGCGCACCAGATTGGCGATAGCCTCACCGCTGAACTCGTCCTCCAGGTCCCAGCCTGTGACGATCTCTCCCAGCTGATCGGCCTGTAGAGCGATTTCGCCAGTGGTTACCTCCTCCCACGTCGCCCCGTCTTTCTGGGCCTTCTCCGCCCAGGCGTCGCGCGACTTATTCCAGCGGTCGAACATTGCGGACAGGGCCACGCGGTCCATGTAGCGGAACTGGAACTCCACGGGCGCCGGCTCGCCGCCGATCCGTGGCACTTGCACCATGGCGGAAAAAGTCGGGTTCTGAGCAATCTTGATCTTCGCCATGAGGGCTCCTTACGCGCCAGCCAGGTAACGAAGCGAACGGGCCGAGAGGCCGACGCTGATGGTGCGGGTCATAACGTTGTTCCGCTCCATGGTCGGGTCCGGTGTGATGCTCACGAAGCCTGGATACAGAATCTGGTCGCCGTTGCGGAGCTTCATGCGGATTACCGTTAGCTCTTTCGAGGCATCGTAGCCCTCGACGGTCTCCACGTAGGCAGCGCTAGGCTGGTCCTCGACCACGATGGTCAGGGTCCGGGGGTTGCGGTTGGCCGGGTACTGCTTATCGTCGTCATCCTCGAGGTAGCCGACGGTGGTGTACTGCTGCTCACCGCCTGCGGAGTTGAAGGAGGTGACCTTAGAAATCTGCACCCAGTCGGAGACAGGCAGAACAGAGCCAATGCCCGCGCCTGCGGTGAACAGCTCAATGTCGCTGGTGTCCAGGCCAGCCAGGGAGAAAGCGTCGTCGGCAACGTTGGATGCCTTGACGGCACGGTCGTTGATCATTGCCCAGCCGGAGCTGACCAGCAGCACGGCGCCGTTCTGGACGGCATGGCCGGCAGCAGTAGCCACCGGCGGCTTGGCGTTGGTCAGCGCGGTGAATGGGACAGCAGCGCCGATGACGCGTGCGATCTCCAGCACTGCGCCGTTTGGCAGCGGGAAGCGTGCGGCCATGGTTTGTTTCCTCTTGATAACCCGCCGAGCGGCGGGTGGTTACGCCCCAGCGGGCAGTTGGTCCGCGACACCGCGGTAGGTGAAGCTGGCCGGCACCGTGTAGGTCGCCGACTCGATGATGGTTGAGCCCTGGTCTACCGGCTCGGTGACAAGGCCCTCGAAGCCGTTGCGGCTGAGTGCCGAGTCCACGCGGAAGAGGTTCGAGAGCTCTTCGACCAGGGTCTCGGCGGCAGCTAGCGGCTGTCCCGCCGGGCAAACGATGCTCACTTGGTAGACCCCGGTGTACTCGTAGGCCTCGCCGCCCAGGTAGCGGCAAGTTGTTCCCGCTGGCAGCTGAAACGCCTGCAGATAGGTTTCGTCCGGCCCGGCCTCAAAGCCCTGTTCGAAGTTGGCGACCCGGATCGGGCGCGACGTGGCCCAAGCCATCAGCTTGATCTCGATGGCCTGGCGGGCTCGTGCATGGCTCATACGCTGTTGTTCCTGATGGCTTCGTCGACGATGCGTTGGAGGTTGGCCAGGGTCACCCTGACCATGCCGGCGGGCGCCTGCGTTGAATGTCCGTACTCGAGCGGAATGGCGTAAGGCAGGTTGTTCACGATGTACGCCGTCTGGCCGATGGTCAGCGCCTGCACTTGGGTGATGAGCGCGGTAATGGCCTCGCTGCCGGACGGGTCTATGCGGTCGAGTTCCTCAGTCGCCGGTGAATCGATGGAGAACTGCCAGTTGCCCCGGAACCGTCCGCCGACGTAGCCCTGGCCCGCAACCATCCCGTTCACAGCGAAGTTCTGCACACGCTCGGTCTTGGTCAGCGGCTTCGCGTACTTCACGCCCTTACGCAGCTTGCCGGCCTTGGTGAAGTTGCCCTGGTTCAGGTTGATCAGGGTGTTGCGGACCGCGACCTTGAAGTCGTAGTCGTCGGCGGCTTGATTGGCCTTGGCCCAGTGGGCCACGTTGGCCGCCCACAGTTCCGGATTGCCTACCGGT